GTTGGTAAATTTTTATTGAATAAAATACCATCTGTGGTTAGCGCAATAGCTGAAGATACTCCAGTTGGAAGTGTTATTCAAGCAATTATTGGTGGTTCTGAAATGTCAGATGCTGATAAAGAATTAGCGCTTAAAAAACTAGAATTAGAAAGAACTGAAATTGATGGCATAACACGTCGTTGGGTAGCTGATGCAAGATCTGGGTCTTGGTTAGCTTCTAATGTTCGCCCATTAACATTAGTGTTTTTAACGGTAGCTTTTGTTATTGGATGGTATATGCAAATAGAACAATTAGACACAGTAAAAGAATTAATGACAATTGTATTCATAGGATATTTTGGATCGCGCGGGGCCGAAAAAATTATGGGTAATAACAAACACAAATGACAGATTTAAAAATATACGGTATAAATATAACAGCATTATTAGCAAGCTCGCCGTTGGCAGAAGGTTTAAATCCCGCGCTACAGACAGGGGTTTTATTACTAACAATTGTTTATACTTTAATTAATATACATAGTAAACTTAAAAAATAATATAATGAAATATTTTAATGAATCTGAATTTAATGAATTTGATAAAATGGATCCAAAGCTTTTAGAAATGCTTGACAACCTAAGAGAAGCTTACGGTTTTCCAATTAAGTTAACATCAACTTATAGAGGGCCGGATCATCCTATTGAAGCTAAAAAAGCTAAGCCAGGTGAGCATTCGTATGGTGCAGCTGTTGATATTGCTTGTGTGGGCGGTGAAGCAACATTTAAATTAGTTAAAGCCGCTATAGAGGTGGGCTTTAGAAGGATAGGTATATCAAGGAAAAGCAATTTTGTACATGTGGGCATTGGTTATCCTGGTGCACCTGAAACAACAATTTGGACTTACTAAAATGAAATTAATTAGAAAAATATCAATTGGCCAAGATTATAAGAATGAAGCAATGCATTATTCGGTTGGTCAAGAAGTATATGGGGGACATAAAATATGTGATATACTTGAAGACGAAGGGGGTTATAAAATATACATAACAAAAAATGAAGAAATATTGCCATGGAAATTTTTTAATTCTAACATGGCTGTTTCTGTAGAATACAATCTAGACTATTAAATGAAATCTTTATTTAATTATATTATATCTACTGAATCTAGGTACAACAATAAAATAAAAGTTGACCAAAAAGAATTAATACTTAATACAGAAATTAATGAGCGTGATTATATGTTTGTTAATAGAATGGGCCTTGTTCTTAGCGAACCCGCGTATGGAGTAACACAAAAAACCCCTAAAAAGGGAGATGTAGTTATTGTTCATCATAATGTATTTAGAAGATGGATAGATATTCGCGGCGAAGAAAAAAATAGTGCCAGCTTTTTAAAAGAAAATGAATACTTTGTAGCGCCTGATCAAATATTTGCATTTAAAAGAAATGATAAATGGCATTGCCCAGATGAATATTGCTTTGTAAAGCCTTTAATAAATAAAGACAAATGGGACTACGAGGAAGAGCAAAAATTAAAAGGTGAGCTTGTGTATAGCAACAATGAATTGAGCTCATTAGGGTTGTCTATTGGGGACGTGGTTGGGTTTACACCTGACTCAGAATATGAATTTGAAATAGACGGTGAAAAATTATATAGAATTTTATCTAATCAAGTTACAATAAATTATGGACAGAAAGAAGCGAGTAATAGAAGCAGCTGAACAAGCTTTGCTACAACTTGAAAAAGTTATTAAACAAAATATAGATTTAAGTGAATTAGATCCTGAAAAAGCTAAAACAGCGGCGCAGGCAAAATGGGTTGCAATAGAAGATTCTTTAAAAATAATTGAAAAAATTGAAGAGCTAACTGAAAAAAAATCTGAAAATAAAAAAACCGAGGTCTTCATGGGTGTTGAAAATAGAGTTAAATAATGTACAAACAAACTTTATATCAAATACATAAAGATCACTTATCTAATAAAAAGATAAAGAACCTTAATAAATATAAGAAGTTTGAATATGGTTATAATGAAGATTTAGATTGTGTTATCATAAGTAAAGATGGAACTTTAGGTGACATATATGAAATTCAAGGTTTAAAGGTAGGCATACCTAAAACTCCAAATAATATAGATGGTGAAACCTTAAAAAAAGAATTTCAAGTTTTTAAAAAAGTTTCTAAGCCAGCTTCTTTAGATAAAATAAAAAACATATTAGATTTCAAAAGTTATGACGATAAAATTAAAGAACAATATTATGAGTATATTGAAAATGAGTTTGATCGTCGTAATAATGGCTATTGGTTCATGTGCAACGGGGAGCCGTGTTACATTACAGGATCGCACTATATATACCTCAACTGGACAAAAATTGATGTTGGATCGCCTGATTTTAGACAAGCCAATAGAATATTCTTTTATTTCTGGGAAGCGTGCAAAGCAGATAAGAGATCTTATGGAATGTGCTACCTCAAGAATAGACGGTCTGGGTTCTCTTTTATGGCATCATCAGAAACAGTTAACCAAGCTACAACATCAAAGGATTCCAGATTTGGTATATTATCAAAGTCTGGAGCTGATGCTAAAAAAATGTTTACGGACAAAGTTGTACCAATTTCCATTAATTACCCGTTCTTCTTTAAACCAATTCAAGATGGGATGGAAAGGCCAAAGACGGAATTATCTTATAAAGTACCGTCAAGAAGGCTTACGCGAAACTCCTTACAGAAAACTAATCAAGAGGAAGAGATTGGCAGAGGGCTTGATACAACGATAGATTGGAAAAATACGGGCGACAATTCCTATGATGGTGAGAAGTTGCAATTGTTAGTTCATGATGAATCTGGTAAATGGGAGCGGCCTGATAATATATTAAACAACTGGAGGGTTACAAAAACCTGCCTTAGGCTCGGGTCTAAAATAGTTGGCAAATGCATGATGGGCTCTACTTCTAACGCACTGGAAAAGGGAGGGGATAACTTTAAAAAACTATATTATAATTCAGATGTTACAAAGCGAAATCGCAATGGCCAGACTGCAAGTGGATTATATTCTTTGTTCATACCTATGGAATGGGGATACGAAGGATTTATCGATAAGTTCGGTTATCCTGTCTTCGAAACTCCATCAAGCCCGGTTGAAGGAATTGATGGCGAGCAAATTTTTACGGGAGTCATTGATCATTGGAACAACGAAGTTGAAGGATTAAAAAATGATAGTGATGCTCTTAATGAATATTACCGTCAGTTTCCTAGATCTGAAAAACATGCTTTTCGTGATGAAACAGTAAATTCGTTATTTAATTTAACAAAGATTTACGAGCAAATAGATCATAACGAAGAAATGGCTATGAAAGGCTATATTACAAGAGGGTCGTTTGCGTGGAAAAATGGTATTAAAGATACTGAAGTAGTATGGTCTGCAAATAAAACAGGAAGATTTAATCTTTCTTGGATACCGCCAGTATCTTTACAAAATAATGTTATAATAAAAAATGGAATTAAATACCCAGGCAATGATGGGCTTGGTGCTTTTGGATGTGACTCTTATGATATTTCAGGAACAGTTGGAGGGGGCGGATCTAATGGAGCATTACACGGCTTAACGACCTGGTCAATGGTTAGCGATGTACCTAACAACAAATTCTTTTTAGAATATATTGCCCGACCTCAAACTGCTGAAATATTTTTTGAAGATGTTTTAATGGCTTGCATATTTTATGGCATGCCGATATTAGCAGAAAATAATAAACCAAGATTATTATATCATTTTAAAAGACGCGGCTATAGAGGCTTCTCTATGAACCGTCCCGATAAAACAACAATTAAATTGTCAAAAACAGAGTTAGAACTTGGGGGAATACCTAACTCATCTGAAGATATTCGACAAGCACATGCTGCTGCAATAGAAACATATATAGAAACTCATGTTGGCAACCTTGATGGTTCCTACGGTAATATGTATTTTCAAAGAACTTTAGAAGATTGGGCTAGATTTGATATTTCAAAACGTACAGCTCATGATGCTTCTATTAGTAGTGGGCTTGCTATTATGGCTTGTCAAAAACATTTATATCGCCCAACAAGCGAAAGACAAATAAAAAAGCTTGATTTTGGCTTTTCTAAATATACAAATTCAGGATCAAGAAGTCAGATAATAAAATAAATATGGCAAAAAATAAAGGACAAATAACACAGTTTCCGAGTCAAGCCGTCTCAGATGCAGTAAAAAAATCTAAAAGCTACGGTTTATCAGTAGCTAGAGCGATTGAGCAAGACTGGTTTAACAAGGATAATGGGTCCGGTAGATATTACCAAACACGTGATGAATATCATAGATTACGTTTATATGCTAGAGGTGAGCAATCAATAAAAAAATACAAAGATGAATTTGCAATTAACGGTGATCTTTCGTATTTAAATCTTGATTGGAAGCCTGTACCTATTGTGCCAAAGTTTGTTGATATTGTTGTTAACGGAATGCAAGACAGACTATTTAGCATTAAAGCTTTTGCACAAGATCCTATTGCAACAGGTAAAAGAACAAAATTTGTAAACAATATACAAAGAGATTTAGCTGCCAAAAAGATATTAGCTGACATAGAAGCGGAGCTTGGTGTTAATGCTAGAAATGTTCCTGAAGAAGATTTACCATCAAATACAGAAGAGCTTGAGCTTTTCATGCAACTTAATTATAAACAAGGAATTGAGATTGCCCAAGAACAAGCAATTAATAATGTTTTTCTTTCAAATAAATACGACGAAATTAAAAACAGAATTGATTATGATTTAGCTGTAATAGGCATTGGATGTGCAAAACATTCATTTAATAATACTGACGGAATTAAGCTTGACTATGTGGACCCAGCTAATTTAGTCTGGTCTTATACAGAAGATCCTA